CATGAGTCTCAACGACGTTCCGTTTCACGTCATCCTGGACGAGGGAGAGGCCCAGCAACTCGCTGAGCTGCTAGACGACCTGAGCGAGGCCTACGGCAACTGGGAGGACTCGGACGACGGCGACCAGGAGCCGACCGATCTGCCCTATCTGTTTGGGCAGGCCCGCATGAGGGTCAGTCAGATCGGAGATCAGGTCGCGGCCGACGGCGGTGACCCCAGCGAGATCGACAAGATCGACCAGCAGCTTCAAGCCATGCACCGCAGCTTCATGGCCAAGGCCCAGGAAGACGCGCGAGCCATGCAGGTCGCGATGAGCACCTACGAGGACGAAGGCACCGCGACCGTCGAGCCCAAGGAGTTCGAGGTAGACGAGGCGATCCTTCGGCCCGAAGAGCCAGAGGACAAGCCTTACTCAGAGGATGATCCAGAGGACTCGGAGGATACCGAGGACATCGAAGCCAGCCTGTGGACTCCCCGCCAGCTCGACCTCTACGAGCAGATCGAGGGTAACGCCGAGCGCTTTGGAAAGTTCAATCCAGGCATCGGCCCAGACGGCATGCACTATGTAGACGGCGAGAGTAACCCGTTCAAGGCCCGGGGCATGATGTGCGCCAACTGCGCCTTCTTCGAGGGCGGAGGAATCTGCGAGATCGCCGTCGAGGCCGTCGAGGCAGAGGCGGTCTGCAAGTTCTGGATCGTGCCCGAGTCGCTGGTACAGGAAGGCGAGTAGTGCTCTCCGACGCCGTGCACCGCGAAGCTACCCCTGCCCCGGCCTCAGATCGAGTCTACGGCTCTAAGCAGAACGCGACCGGCTCGGCGTCTACCGGCCAGGGCGTTACCTTCTCCCCCGCTGTCGTGCGCGGGCTACGAGCGAAGGTAGAGTCCCACAACTCTAGCGCCCGGTACAAGACCAATCTTACGGCGCTCAAGGCCGTCTATCGACGCGGCGCAGGGGCGTTCTCTACGAGTCATCGCCCAGGCATGACCCGCAACCAGTGGTCGATGGGTCGAGTCAACGCCTTCTTGCGCCTGCTCGATACCGGGCGGCCCAAGAACCCTAAGTACACGACGGACAACGACCTGTTGCCAGACGCGCACCCTCGCTCTACGAAGGAGGCTACGATGGAGCACGACAGCCTGGCAGAGGCTCTCAGCATGGCCGAGCGAAAGCGCTATGCGGTGATCGTGCGCCGCCTTCCGGACGGCCGTAGTGAGTACAAGTTTCCCATTCCCGATAAGGCTCACGCTCAAGCGGCGCTCGCCTACGTCAATCGCTCCGACCTGACGCCCACCGAACGCGCCAAGGTAGTACGCAAGGCCTATCGAGTGCTCGGACTCACCGTCCCCAAGACTCGCAAGAAGATGGCTGAGGTCATGGCCGAGGTTACAAAGACCGACATGGGCATGACCTTCCCCTCGGGCGCGTACGCGTACGTTCCCGATCCCGCTCGCCCCTCCACCTGGAAGGTGCGACTGTGGGAAGATCCCGAGAACAAGATTACCAAGGCGTCCGCCTCACGCGCCTCACAGGCCCTCAGTCCCGCGGGGTTTCGAGGCAACCAGGTCAAGCTTCCCAAGGCTGACCTGCCCAGCGTTCGTCGCAAGGTAGCGGCTGCGTGGAAGACGACTCATCCCGACGAACAGCTGCCTAAGCACCTCGTCGAAAACGATCAAGAGATGGAGATTGGTTTGGCTGACCAGAATGTTGATATAGTGTCCGGCATGGAGTCTAATGTGCTGGAGCAGGAGCAGGAGTTCGGCGAATCCGCGCACGCGGGCGTCGACGAACTCTCCAAGAACGAAGTCGTAGTCACCGTGCTTGAGCCCGGTTTCAACCGGTCCGGAGCGCGCTACTACACCAGCGAGGCCGTAGCCCATGCCGTGAGCGAAGGTCTCTTTAACAACCGCAAGATGTACGTCAACCACCCGTCGGCTTCCGAGATGCGCGATCGTCCCGAGCGCAACCTCACCGACTGGGTCTCGACGGTCAAGGAGACCTGGGTCGACGAAGAGACGGGAGCCATCAAGGCCCGTATCAAGGTCGTCCAGAACTGGTTCGGAGACTTTCTGAAGCAGCTCCAGGAGAACGAAGCACTGCCGGACGTTGGGCTTTCCATCTTCGCCCAGGGTCAGGTTCAGCGTAAGAAGATGGACGGCCGCTTGACCGATGTGGTCGAGCGGTTTACCCGAGCTCTCAGTGTCGACTGGGTGACCGAGCCTGGTGCCGGTGGCCGCGTCGACGCAATCTGGGAGTCCTACCAGCCAGTCCGACTCAAAGAGCAGGAGACGAACGTGCTCAACACCATGTCGGCGACCGAAGCGGTCGCCACGCTGCGCGAGCAGCGCCCCGATGTCATCGAGATTCTCGAGGCCGAGCGCCACACCGAGGAGCAGGTCCGCGAGGCAGAGGCAGCTCAGTCCGCCGCCGCCGAGCAGATCGGTTCCCTCGAGCAGGAGCTCGCCGCCAAGCAGATCGAGCTGGAGCAGATCAAGGCGTCGCTCGTCGTCGCCGAACAGCACCAGCTGATCGGTGAGGCTCTCGGCGAGATCGAGATCCCCCAGGCCGTTCGCGACCGCGTCGCCGCTCAGATCGCTGAGCCGGTGCTGTCCGAGACCGGTGAGCTCGACGTCGACGCCCTCAAGGCGAAGATCTCGGAGCTCGTCGAGGCCGAAGCTGCCTACGCAGAGCAGCTCGTCGCAGAGTCTCGTCCGGCCGGTGGCCGCGGCATCTCGGGTCTGGGCGATCGCCCGGAGCCGGTCGTGTCGTCCATCGCCGACAAGGTCGAGGCTGACATCGCCCGCCGCATGGGCATCGCCCAGCCGGAGACCGAGGCGTGAGTGACGCCAAGAAGAAGGCAGCCCCGGCTGTCGAGGCCCAGGCCGATCCTACCCCCGTGGTAGAGGAGACCAAGCCGATGGCAGCTCAGCCGAAGAGCAAGTCGTCGTCGACCGCGGTCGTATACCGTAGTCCTCGCGGCCGTTCGTTCGTCGGTCGCTACCTGACCGTAACGGTGCTCGATAACCTCACCGTTACGCTCGAAGAGAACGTCCCCAGCGAGGTCGACGCCCAGGTGGCCTCGGCTCTGCTGGAACTGAATTCTGACCTCTACGTCATTCAAACGGTCTAGGACCGAGGAGTAACACATGGCGAACAACTTCAAGCACAGCGGTGAGCGCATTCGCGTCGTCGCCGCCGGTGCCCGCACCTCCGGAAACATCACAGCCGACAAGCTCGGCTCGGGCGCTTCCGACACCACGATCGCAGGCGTAGCCCTGGCCGACGCGGCCTCGGGCGACGCACATTGGCTCGCCACAAGCGGCGTCTGGAACCTCACGGTTCCCGCTAGCACCGCTGCCGGCGTCAAGCTGTACGTTCCCGCCGCACCACCGACGGCGGGCGGCGCGCTCGTCCTCACGGCTACCAGCTCAAGCAACACGCTCTTCGGCAAGACCCTGACGGCAGCCGACGCCAGCAACAAGGCTGACGTCCTCGTCATCCCCCCGACCTACTAGACGAGAACAGGAGAAACTTTCTCTCATGGCAACACGCCTCATGGACAACCTCCGCGAGATCGTCGAGACCAAGCGGTCTCAGTTCGACGATCCGTTCCTGGCCGAGTCGGCCGGTGTCAACGACTTCGCAAACATCCTCGGTTCCAACATGTACCGCACGCTGGTGCAGGCGTACCGCGAAGTGCCGATGCAGTGGGGCACCTATTGCCGCACGACGTCGGTCTCGGACTTCCGCTCGGCCGATCGCATCGCCGGCTCGGAAGCTGAGGACCTGATCGACCTCGGCCCCGGCGGCTCCGGTCCCTACCAGGACTCGAAGCTGACGGAGCAGAAGTACAGCATCCGCGCCAACACGAAGGGCCGCTCCTTCTCGGTCACGCGTCAGGCCATCATCAACAATGATCTGAACTACCTGACCCAGCAGCCGCTCCGCTTCGGCCGCGCCGCCGCACGCACCCTGGCGACGGACATCGTCGTGAACACGATCGAGGCCAACGATACGGCCTACGACGGCACGGCCCTGTTCCACTCG